TTGGGCGAGCAGGCTGTGAGTCTTCGCGAGCTATTTGATCTATACGACGGAGATACAAAGAAGCTTATTAAGAAATTCAATGAAGCTGATGATGCTGACGAAAAGTTGAGCAAATTGATCGAAACGCTAAGGGAAGTGAAGAGCTGGAGAGACGCCAGCGAGCTAAAAACGATTGGGATGTGGCTGTCGAGCCGTCTGAGCCGACCGATCAACTCTGGAGCACACGGCATATTGACCTTCGCAAAAGCGGGTCGCGGACGGCTCGGGATCGAGTTCCGACTCAATCATAAGAAAGAAAAAGTTCAAGAAAAAGACGATAAATATTGGGAAAACGAATTTTTAGGTTGATGTTACAGCGTATACTCCTATGTTACCTGTCTTAGCTATACATGGGGAAATAATTATAATAGAATATATATAAAAAAGCTGGGGTGCTCAGGCGTTCCCCGTAACGGGTGTAGCCGGTGTAACACGAGTCTGGTTCTAATGCAAGAAGGAGAAGAAAGATGACGAAAGAAACGAAAGCTACATGCTCTAATTGCCGGTATTTCTATCGACGTAATTCTGACCATTCGGAAGGGACGTGTCGTGCTTATCCTCCTAAAGCTATTTTTGACTATAGGAGTAGGCAGATTTCTAGGATATGGCCTCCCGTACATAAGAATGAATGGTGCGGCCATCATCGATCTAAGGAAATGGATCTATCAGCTCAGTTTTTAGGAGAATGACCATGCGAACTCCAACAGTAGTCCCGCCCCAGCCCGAGCATCTGATGATAGACATCGAGACACTCGGCCTGCATCCGGGATCGTCTATCATCTCTATCGGTGCCGTGTTCTTCGACCTGCTGCCGCGGTCTCTGCTAACGGAACCGGAACCCGAGCCTATCACCTTCTATGTCAACGTCGATAGAACCTCGTGCATGTTCTATGGAATGCGCGAGGAACCCGGCACCGTGAAGTGGTGGTCAGAGCAGAGCGACGAAGCCAAGGCCCGGCTCAAGGACCCGCCTCCGCAGACGCTGGCTCTGTCGCTTACCAACTTCTACGATTGGATCAAAGTGCATTGCGATCCTGCTGCTGTTCAGGTGTGGTCCAATGGAGCTGCCTTCGATCTTCCATTTATTTCTGATGCAGCCCGCCGGGCCGGATTGCCTGTTCCATGGAACTATTGGAACGAGCGAGACACTCGAACTCTGATGATGGTGGCAGAGTCGGTCATGACCGATCCCGGATATGAAGCTGTGCGTACATGGAAGAAAGGAATTGCCCACAGTGCCTTGGATGATGCCAAGAACCAAGCTCTGCAGATGCAGATGTGCTGGGATGCGATTCAAGAACGTGTTTGGAGGTGAGCCATGCCGAAGCCGATCTATCCCGAGGAAGAATGCCCGCTGTGTGACGGGAAAGGAACTGCGGTTCCCGATTGCGAGGAGTGCGATGGAAAAGGATGGGTGCTCATCGACGGCGTGCGAGATGACTGCCCTGAGTGCCTCAACCTGCCGTGTGACATGTGCGGGGGCAGAAGATTGAAGCGACGGCGTTTCTGATCTATGCTATCATGGTGTTCCCAACAGGAGGAACATCATGAAGAATGGAAAAGCAGAAGCAGATGTCTGGAAGCACTTCAGCCGGGTGTGGCCTTGGCACTCCGAACGATTGGAGCCCGCGTTCGACAGCGGACTCCCCGATGTCCTGCTCAAAGACATCCGAGGAACTGCCGGATTTGCGGAGCTCAAGGCTCCCGACAATCTGGTGCTACGGCCAAGTCAAAAGACATGGATCGGCCGCTGGCAGGAGAAGGGATCATGCGCGATCCCGACGGTCACCTGCGAGAACATTCAAGGGAAGATCCGGTGGCGAGTCTATCGGTATCCGCGCATGGGTGGAAAGATACCGAAAATGGAGGCGGCCAAGAATCGAGATCTGCTGCCTGCGCTCAAGAAGGACGAAGGCAAGTGGCTTGGGGAGGATGAGATGATCCAGCTGGTCCTCGTCATGAATGGCCTGGAGCCCTACGTTGAGTAGGATAGATCGCGAGCGCAAGGCCAAGGAACGGAATGTTTCTGCTGGCGTGTTGCTCCGGATGTTCAATGATCACCAGTTGGAATCGTTGAGCGATATTGCGGAATTATACAGGGGACTTGAACGGGTTGCTGGATTTCGGAACATGCAGTTCCAAGAGTATGTCTCGTCGAGCGGCAGATCGGGTGGAACGCACGCTTTGGAATTGCTCCAGCAGTTGAAGAGATGGAAGTCGGGATGCGACCGTTGGGGACTGGACTCGGATAGCGTTGTCCTCCTCGCGCGCGACAACCTCCCCATCGCGCATATAATGAAGATCCTGCATTATCCGCGGGTTCGCGTGGTGCTTCATCAACAGTGCTGCTTGACTGTCTGGTCTATCGACAAGGATCGCTGCGGTAGAGGAGAATTAGAAGACAATCTCGAGCGTATGAATAGAAACGATCTGGGGACGGCGTAAGGCCCGCCTGTGCTGCATCCAACGATTGCTGGATTTTCGCCGGGGCTTGTATTCTGGCTATTTGGATGGCATAATTGGGCTTCGCTGTTGTCTGAGACCGGCTCTCGGTTTTTGCTGCTTCGTTCAGGAGTCGGATCAGTCCGAAATCATAGGAGGACCCGATGCCGAGTGGACCGACGAAGACCTACGATGAATGGATGGCTGAGGATCCGACCTTGGCCGCTGGGCAGGCCGCCTTCCATGCTCACTACGGAACTCGTGCTCTTCAGCACATGGACCGCGATATCCTCGATGCACGCATTCTCGAGATGCCCATTTCGGAACTTCCGCCGGGCAGCCTCACGGTCGAGGACAAAGATCTCAAGGAGCTGGTGGAAGAGAAGGCTGCTGCCGATGCGGCGGCTGAAGCTGATCTCGAAGCTGAGATCGCTGCCGAGGAAGCCGAGACCGCCGCTTCCGCCCAAGCCACCAAGACCGCCGACTCCCTAGCGCCTGAACGCAGTTCTCGACGTTCGCGCTGATCGCAGGCGTTCAAGCGATGCCTCCATTTCCAGGTCCGGCAACTCCCGTCGTGTTCATACCGGGAGCTGCTGTCTACGACGGACCCGCCACTCCGTACGCGGTGGTCGCGGGCGCTGTTCTGTCTGGACCTGCGACTCCGGTTCGGATCGTCAGCGGGCGGCCTGTTTTGCCCGGACCTCAGACCCCGGTGCAAGTGCAGGGATCTTCCTTTGATTTTACGGCCGGGACCTTACCCGTTGGCGCGGCGCTCACGAGAGCATCTATTGGCTGGGCGTTCGGCTCGACGGGCGTGCTCACCAGCTTTGCCATAGACGTTCCTAGATTCAACTACGATCCGTCGACGCTTGCGCTTCAGGGTCTGCTCAATGAACCGGCTCAGATCAATAGCAACCCAAATGCCAATGCTGGAGGCGGAACGTCGGCAAGTCCCGGCGTAACTCCCACAAGCTGGGTCTGCTCCAGCAATAGCAATGGTCTTGTTCGGACCTTGACCGTCGGTGTCACCGAGACCGGGATCCCGGCCGTAGACTTTCGATTTGCGGGGACTCCAACAGCTTCCAACTCCCTTATCCTCCGCCCCGTTGCAGTGAGCACGATTGTTGCTGCTCCCGGTGAGATTTGGAGATGGGCATACAACTATAGATTGACTGCTGGGACTCTGGCCAACACGACCATTCGCAGTCTCGAGACCTTCCGTACGTCGGGCGGCGCTACCATCAACAGCCAGATCATGACTGTCGTTCCAACTTCGGCTGCGCTGCGAACGCAGCGGGTCGAAGGATCGCAGACTGCTCTTGCAACGACGGCGTTCGTGGATTCAGATTTCCGAATTGACTACACGACCGGGCAGGCGATAGATCTCACGATCCGGCTTGGGATGCCGCAGCTCAGCAAGACAGTTTTGGGAAGTCCCATCATCTCGACTGCGGGCGCGCTCGGTCGCTCTGCCGATGTTCTGACGCTCACGGTTCCAAATGGGACCTACGATGTCTATATTCAACGGCTGTCTGGAATCACTATCGTTCCGAATGTCGTTGTCTCGGCCGGGACCTACGTTGTCCCAACAGATACGAGTCCGCTGATCTCGGTGCTTGCGCTAGACGTGGCCCGGCGGCCATTCCCCGGCTTGGCCACTCCCATCACTTGAGGAGACTGCCATGCCTATCGGTTTAATCTTCTGGATCATCATGCTGTTGTGGTTTCTGTGGTCGCTGCCGTTCAATCGTTGGGGAGCGACCTATCCGTACGCCTCGAACATCATGTTGTTCATCCTATTTCTCATTTTGGGCTGGCACGCCTTCGGTGCTGCCATCCGGGCTTAGTAGAGGTTCTTCATGGCGAAGAAGATACAGAAGAAATCCGCCAAGAGCGCCGCCGATCAATTCCTCGGAACAAACGGTAAGACACCGAAGAAAACCAACTTTCGTATTCCGGGATCGCGTCGGCTCTCCACTGCTGATCTTGAGATGATTGCCAGCGGCCAGATGAAAGATCCGCGCCCGGCGCCGAAAGATCCTGCAATGGACGAGGTAGATATCAAGACAGGGATAGCTCATCTACACGGCACGCCTCTTAGCAAGGCGCTGTTGAATCTAGCTAAGAAGAACGTTGGCAGCCGCCTGGGATACGCAACTCCGACTGCCTTCCATCGAGCATATCAAATAGAACATGCTAGACTCAAGGAAAAATATTCCCTTGACAAGGAATTGTCTGAATCAGTGCTTGACCGATTTGGAGGGCCTGACGCGTCTAAATATCGTCCGGAATTTGCGGAAGCCGCTCGCATCGTGTGCTCTGTTTACGGGAGCACTCAAGACGAGCTTGCTCGGTTCTTTCGGGTGACCGCCGATGTGATAGCACATTGGCTTCGAGTGCATCCAGAATTTTCCAAGGCGGTTTATGATCGTTCGTCCGAGACCAATATGAAGATCATGAAGAGACTTGCCCGTCGAGCGCAAGGCTTCCATATGGACACAGAAAAGATATTCTTCGATGTCAAGCGCGGGCAAGTCGTTCGTGCCAAGACACAGGATTACTTCCCTCCGTCTGAGAGCGCGATATTCTTCTGGCTTAAGAACCGGATGCCCGAGCATTGGAAAGATATCAAGGATGTGAACGTCGACGAGAAACGCAAGGTGGTCCTGGAGCTGTATAAGAGCTTTGACACGATGACGCAGGAGCAAGCAAGCGATGCCTACCAAGAGCTCCTCAAGATCAGCCCCACGACGGAGGAACGTCCTCGAGGACCCATCTCTGATGTTCCTTTCGCCGAGCGTGATCCGAAAGACGGAGGAACGAAGCCAGAAGCGGATCCCAAGGATCGTGGAACCTGACGAGGAAGAGATCTCCGCCGATCTATCCTCGAACGTCTTCGATTGGAAGAACCCAGATTACCTGACGATCATCCGACAGCGTGCAGCCCGTCTTGCCCACATGAGGGAGAGACCGGAGCTTGCGAAGGGGATGCTCGCCTACTACAAGAATGGACACACCGCAGATTTCATCAATGACTGGGGCGTGACCTTCGATCCCCGCAATCTCGCGCGCGGATTGCCTGCCAAGATCCCATTCGTGCTGTTTCCAAAGCAGAGAGAATGGGTTGACTGGGTGGTCAACGATCTGTGGCGGAACAACAAGGACGGCCTTACGGACAAGTCCCGTGAGATCGGCGTCTCGTGGCTGGCCTGCGCGACTCTAAGTTCCCTTGCCATTCTGCATAAAGGATTCATCGGTGGCTTCGGTTCCCGCAAACTCGAATACGTTGACAAGTCAGGCGATCCAAAGAGTCTCTTTTGGAAAGCCCGAGAGTTCTTGGACAATCTACCGCTCGAATTTCGCGCGGGTTGGAGCCGAGACACAGATGCTCATTGCCGTATCACCTTTCCGCTTACTGGCAGTGCGCTCACCGGGGAGGCCGGCGACAATATCGGACGCGGAGATCGCACGTCAATTACGGTCGTGGATGAGGCAGCCTACATCGAGCATCCCGATGCCGTAGACGCGGCTCTGTCGCAGACCACGCGATGCAGGATCGATGTGTCCTCTGCTCACGGGATGGGAAATCCATTTGCACGCAAGAGACACACATGGCCGTCGGAGCAGATCAAGACCATCCATTGGCGCGACGATCCACGCAAGGACGACGCTTGGTACCAGGAGCAATGCGCCAGATATGATCCGATCGTGGTCGCGCAGGAAATAGACATCAACTACATGGCTTCTGTTGCCGGTATCCTGATCCCATCGGTGTGGATCCAGGCTGCCATCGATCTGGACAAGCGTCTTGGAATAGAAATGTCCGGCTCGCTCAAATGTTCCTTGGACGTCGCCGATGAAGGCCCTGACAAGAATGCCTGGACCGCGGCGCGCGGCATGAAGGTTCTGGGTTCGGAGGAATGGAGCGGGGAAGCCAGCAATCTATTTCGTTCTCTCCAACGTGCGTTTAGACTTTGCGATGAGATTGGTTCTGCCGATCTCGTTTATGATGCCGATGGAATGGGAGCTTCTATTCGCGGCGATGCCGAGATGATCAACGAGACACGAGACAGGAAGATTAAGACATATCCGTTTCATGCCTCGGGTAAGGTCGAGTATCCGGAGCGCGAGGACGTTCAGGGCAGATTGAACCAAGACCACTTCATGAACATCAAATCGCAGAAATGGTGGAAGCTGCGGTGTCTGTTCGAGAACTCGTTCAAGCTGTCCGAGAGATTGAAAGAGAACGGCGGAACACTCTTAGACACACCCGAAGAGAACTACATCGTCTTAGATTCATCCATGCCGTACCTGACGCAGCTCCAGCAAGAGCTGGCTCAAGTCATCTATGGACACACCATAACCGGGAAGCTGCAGATCATCAAAGCCGAGAAAGGGATGGCGTCGCCCAACCGGGCAGACTCGTTGATGATGCTCTATGGCGTGGACACAGACCCGCGAGGCAAGGTCCTGAACGTCGAGGAGATGGATCTTAGGACCGATGTGCAGATCCCGCTTCCCAACTACTGCGATGCTGTCTTCGCTGTCATATCCACGAACATGCGTCCTGGACGAGACACGGATGGAGCGGCGTGTGTCTTCTGCGCACACTATCTAAATGATTTCAATCCGCTTATCGTTCTGGACTGGGACATCACGGAATTGGATTCGCGTCTATTAGACACATGGATGTCCGGGATGTTCGCCAAGCTGGAACGCTATGCGCAGATCACCAATTCGTTGATGGGAGCGCAAGGCATCTGGTTCCAGGATGACACGACGGGCAAGGTCTTCATCAACAGAGCGGATAGACTCGGCCATGCCGCCCTGCTGATTGAATCGGAACTAGACGATGTCAACAGAGCCCTCACTGTGTCGGGAGCCGTCCGAGACGGAGTTGTGAAGATTGCGTCTCTTGCAGCAGAGAAGACACAGATGTTCAAGGGGGTTGACCGAAATCATCTAATAGGGCAGGTGGGTGAATTCCACCCTGGAGTGAAGGATTTGGAGGGAAAGGTAGCCCTCAATGCGTTCACTCATGCGATAGCTCTGAGCAAGGGAAATATAGACGGATACTAGCCTGCGTCCGGCAGCCCGAAAATGGACGCCTACCCCCTTGAAATTTCAGCCTAATTTCTAGAGTATTTCTCTTCCAGGGACAGGATCCTATCCATTCCTTGGACGGCGCGACCGAACAGCGCCCATTGCCTCGAAAGCCATCCAAATGGATCCTAGGGAGGATCCAGGGACTGAAATGATTCGCATCTGTGTACTATTGACCGGCGGGTGATTCCTATCCCTATTTGGACGTAGGGATCTTAGGGAGCACCTGTTTGATCACGCAGGGGAGGGATTCGGCCTCCTTCATCTTCTCGAGCTCCCTGCGCCATAGCGGGATGGGACGTGGCCTCTTCACCGCGGGTTCGCCGCGCGCTGGACCTTCTTCATGCGGTAGCGCCGCCACGCCTCGTCCTCGCGCCTGTCATTCATCTCTTGCTCCAGCTGGTCCTCGAAGAGCTCGCTGTCGTATCCAGTCGAGCGCCAGACATTGCGGAGCATCGCCTTGACGTGTTCGTCGTTGTAGTCCATGGATCGCTCCTACTTGTAGCGCGGCCATGCGCAGACGTGGCCGTTTAGATACTTTTCCAGCTCCATTGTGAACACCCACTGCTTGGACCGCTCAGGCTGCCGCTTCTGTTGATCGGTGTGCCATTCGGCGGCGTTGCACAGAGCCGCCCACATTGACTTGCTGATGGTCATAACTTGAACCTCCATATGCCCGCCCCAACGCGGGGCGGCAGGGTAGGGTAGCATATGGAACATGGATGACTAATTGAATGTTACAGAGGGGGAGCAGTCTTAGATCTATTCTGCGAACAGAAGATGGTATTCCACTCAGGGTAATATAGTTGCTATTCCGAGCCATTCTTCGCAACTACATTTCGCGCTCTGCGTGGTACACCTTGCGGGTCGGCAGGCGATGCCGTCCGGGCCTCCAATCGGCAGCCCGTCCTTCAAGGTAGGTCATATCCATGTCTAAGTCCACTGTCAAGGCCTCTCCCTTCGCGAACGCGAAAGTTCTGTCGGCGGAGGATAACTTCAAGGCGGTCTACAATCGGCGCGACCGCATCACGGTCGGCGTCAAGGGCCGCAACGGATCGGTCAAGGGCCTCGCTCCCGAGCGCATGTTCGCGGCTCTCGCGAAGGTCGCGAACAAGTCCGGCGTTTCCACCGTCGGTGACTATCTCGATCACTTCGAGCCGCTCTGCAAGGCGGTCCCGCTGCCCTCCAGAGGCACCCCGCGCGGCATCCTGCGCTTCTACGCGACGATGGGCGTGCTCATCATCGCGCCGTTCGTGGCTCCGGCGCGTAAGGTGAAGGCGGTCCCGGCCGAGGTCAGCGAGGTCCCGGCCGAGCTCCCGCAGGTCTAACGCGAAGCGGGCCGCCCTCCGGGGCGGCCTTCTTTTATCTACTACATTCAATTCCTCTTAGAAGGTGATTCTTCAGCTCTTCTGAGAATAGGAATCCGGATCCGTATACTTCTCTTCATTGAAGACGCCACGTCTAGAAGACACAGACTCTGGAAAGATGCAGACGCTGCGGCCTAATCGTCTTCACAGACACAGAGTCCGGAGCAGACACAGAGTCAATCGCGCGAGTAGACACCGGAACTACAACCGACACAGACACAGACCGGATCCGCTCTGGAAGACACACCGCCTATACGTCTCAGACACAGAATTCCTAATAGTCTCAGACACAGAATTTTGAACGGATCCGCTCCGCTCTTCTCAATAGGGGGTGGGGTGAGCGTCACGTCCGAGACACAGAAATCCATACAGACACAGACACGGAACGTCCTAGTAGACACAGACACAGACACAGACACAGACACAGACACAGACACAGACACAGACACAGACACAGGAATTCCTATAGATCCGCTCTGGGATCTTCAATACCGGGTGGGGTGATTCATTCCGCCGGAATAGAACGGATCCGTTCCGTCCCCCTGACTGCACAACTTATAGGCGATCAGGACTTCAAGTCCCTTACGCGTTCAGTCACGTGAGGACTGAGGCTGACGGTCCGTGTTGAGGGCGTCAAGTCATCTTCATTCCTGGAAGGGATCCGCTCCGGTCAGTCCCCTGAACAGTGACGCTCAGGCCGTCACGCTCACAGTGATCAGGGGAGGCTCATAGTCATTCAGTCATTCAGTCCTCCTGGACCGGATCCGCTCCGGGACCGGAACCGGACCGGAATGGAGGGTGCGACAAATTGTCGCAGGGGGTGCGACGGATTGTCGCATGTGGCGTTTTGTCGCATGCGACGGATTGTCGCATGCGACGGATTGTCGCATGTGGCGTTTTGTCGCATGCGACGGATTGTCGCATGAGGCGAGCCTGCGACGATTTGTCGCATGCGACATAGTGTCGCAGGGGTGCGACAGATGGTCGCATGCGGCGATATGCCGCAGCGCCTCGCGCCCGCGACACTTTGTCGCATTGCCAGCGGCGCGCGCGCACGCTAGGCGAGCCTGCGACACTTTGTCGCATTGCCGACGGCGGCAACGCATGGTTGCGATTTGCCTGCGGCGTTTTGTCGCATTGCCAGTGGCGCGCAACCATGGGTTTGCACACGTAATAATGTTGCAAAAATAGGTTTAACAACGCAACCAAAATACAAAGCGAAAGGCGCATAAAACGCGGGCTGGGCAACCAGCGCGGGCCGCCGCTTTGGCGGGTACCGCACTAGCCCCTAGCTAGGGGCGCACGCAAAGCGAGCATCGCAATGGCAAAAGCAACCAAAACCGAAAAGGCGCTACCGTTCGCGCCATTGGCAACCGAGGCGCACAAAGGCGCGGCATGGGGCAACGATTGGCACATCGCCATCGGTGCCAAGGGTCGCAACGGCACCGTGCAGGGTTTGGCACCTGCACGCATGTTTGCGGCCATTGCCGCAGTGTCGGCTAAGGCGGGCAAGTATGCCGGTACCGCCACCGTCGCCGACTACGTGGCGCACTTCGACCCGTTGCTCGCCAAGTCGCCGCTGCCGGGCAACACGAAAGCCGCTGGCATACTGCGCTACTACGCTCGAAAGGGCGTTGTGCTAGTCGGCCCAGCCAGCAAGCCCAGCAAGCCCAGCAAGCCCGCCAAGCCCGTTGTCGTGGCCACCGAAGCCGCCATCGCGCAAGCCGCCGAAGCGGTGGCCAGCGATGGCGCGGCCGATGTGGCGCACGATACCAGTGCGCTCGCTGGCAACGCCTAGCAAGGCGCGTAGGGCGCGCATGGTGCGCGCCCTACACCTTACCCTAACCCCGAGGTACCAATGGCAAACCGAAACACAAATGCTACCCAAGCCGCCCGCGCGAAGCGCGCGGCAATCGCCCGCGCCGCGCGCCGCCGCGACCGTCGCGACCGAGTGCTATCGTACGTTGCACTCGCCTGTTGCTTGCTTACCGTCGCGGTACTCGGTACTCGCGCCGTGCAAGTGTCGCTGGCCACACCGATAGTTGCACCCCGCGCCATTGCGCACGGTATCGTTGCGCAACCGGGCATGTATGCTCGGTACAATGGTGCAACCGAGTGTCGCATGGTTGGCCAGTCGCAGGTATCGTGCAACAACGGTTATACCGGGCCACAGTAGCAAAACAAAACGCACTGCCCCCGCAAGTTGCATCGCGCAACTGGCGGGGTCGGTTGCTGTTTGCAACCTACCACCCACGGACAGTATAAGTATTCATCCTCTGGGTCCACCTCCGTCTTACGTGCGGACTCCACGGCCTCCCCGTCCAACCTGAACTTGAACAGCCGGGCTCGCGTGGCTATCCATTTCAACCGATGCGATCTTCCAGAGCTACCGGAATCGGTGCGTCGTTGAATATTTTCTGGGAATTTTTCGGAGCATTCGCCTTGTTCTTCAAGGCCGAAGCGTCTACTGAAGGTCGGGCCAGAGCCTTACGGGGCTCTGCCCTCCCCCTGCTGACAGCGAAGCCCTAGTCGAACCAGCCCTTCTGTTCCGCCAGCTCTACCATCTGCAGCAGGCCGGGTACCATCCAGCGGCCATCGTCGTCGTCCTTCCAGTAGTCGCGCGCCTGGGAAAGTGTGAACTCATGACACCCCGCCCAGATCACGACGGCGTTGTCGCGCCGGGGGTGTCTGCCGGCCAGGAAGGGATATCCATGCGGCGATCCCAGATACAGGATGCCTTGGCAGTGGGAGAAGCATGCTCTCTCAAGAGCCGACTCAGCGAAGATCGCCTGCTTCAAGTTGCTGTTCTTGAAGACGACCTGGATCAGGGACGTTCGGACGAAGCGGGCCATTGTGAGGTCGCAGTCCTGGAATAAACAATGGTCCAGTTCTGCCGATTGCCAGTGCGTGAATTTCATAAGCCCGCCCCGGAAGGCCACGGAGTCTAGGTCAGAATTCGAGAAATCTGCATTCTCGAGCGTGCAGGTATCGAGCAGCACGTGGGAAAGATCGCCGAATCTGGCTTTCTCGAAATTGCAATGCTGGAACACCAGCCTTTGCAGGTTCTTGTTGGCGAAATCGGCTTCCGAGAAGTTCAGGTTTTGGATCTTGAAGGACCGGCGATCTTCTCTCTGCATCCTCTGCAGCTTTGTCAGGAAAGCATTCAGATCGATCTGTTTTCTTTCGTATTCTTGGAGCAAGTCGATCGGAGCCTGCACCGCTTCTGCACTTTTCGGATATGACATTTGACTTTCTCCTCTAACCGGCCCTTATCGGCCATTGCCAGTGTGGCATGGTGGAGGGCGGAATTATACATGATCTTACGGCGCTCCGCGAGTTTCTGCGATCCTATCCGCGCTAGATTCAGCAGACTGGGAAGGAATCAGACATGGCGATACCTCCATCGGGGGCCGGGCCTCCGGGAACGACCAAAGAAGGCATCTTCAGCATGGTGACGCATGCGCTAGAGTCCCTCAGGGCAAGCCCGCTGCTCCTGCTGGTTCTGCTGCTCAACATGCTGTTCGTGCTGGCGGTCGGCTACTATCTGCTGCGTCTCGAGCAGTACCGGTCCGAGGATCGAAAGACGTTGATGGTCATGCTCGACAAGTGCCTGAACATGCGCGATCGGAATCCAGCGTCGATGCAGAAGGGAATGTTCCGGTCCGAGGAGGCTTCATGTCCCATTCCACTGAATGTCCCAGTGCGTTCCGTCGCATCGCCTTCGCCAACGGATGCACCATGTTCATGCGAATCCCAGATCACGACGCCCGAATAACCGACCTGACCTGGATGGTGCGAGAAAGGCGGGTCGTGATAGAAAACATGAGCATGGCGGAGGCGGCGGCGTGGGCCTCCGCCGTCGATCTCTACAATGTGCCTCACTGGGGCGAGGGGTGATCCGGCTTATCGTCGTCGTCGTCTCCCTTCACGACCTTGTATTCCTTCTTGACCCATCCGAGTTCCGAGTTGCCGCGCACATGCTCGTGGATCAAGCGGCTGAATGTCATGCAGTTCCCGCACAGCCGGTAGCCGTGCTCTTGGTCGTATTCCCACACATGGTCCTCGCGCCCGCACGGGCGCTCGGTCAGATATGTCCTCCAGTGCGACCGGACGTCGTGCGCCCTCCTCTGCTGTCCGGTTTCACGCAGGTGACGCTCGATCTGCTGGATCGGCTTGGTCCGAGGGATCGCCAGCGTCACGACATGGTGGTCGATCTCGGGGCGACGATGCCGGAAGTTGGGTCGGTATCCCGGGTCCCGTTTCAGCTCTCGCGTTTGGATGGGCACTTCGTTGAGCATGGCCAGGACGGTCACGAGCCAGCGCATGTGTCCGGCGAATTCTCGTAGTTCCCCCTTGGCCGCCGAGCCAAACTTGAATCCATCGGGATCGCCGCCGCGCCCCGATTCCGCCATGTCGATCAGCGGCTTGTAGAACGGCGACACGAGTGGATAGGCGTGGCGGATCAGGGCGGAGGTGGCGAACGGCATGGCGTTGTATGAGAGCTTCGTTCCGGGTTCTGGGGCCTGCTTGATATAGCCCCACAGACTTGCCGCGCCCGCCTGCGCTCCTTCTGACAGGATGGCATGGTTCTGGTCGTCGTCCATCGTAGAATTCCGTGCCGGGACGATGACCGGCGTGTAGCCGTGGATGGTCTTCATGACCTGGAGGTGGTTGGTCGTGAACCAGACCGAGACCATGTTCGGTCCCATGGGCGAGTCTCGATGATCATATGGATATATGAAAGGGATCACCAGCGAGTCTGTCTTGTTGACCCGGATCAGCAGATAGCCCATGAGATCCTTTTCATGCGGCATCGTCAAGTCTTGGCCCGTCGTGTCTAGCGTTCCCAACGAGATGGACGTCGCTATCTTATCTATTAGATTGAACTCGATCCAGGTCGTTTCATACGGGAGGGTGGCGTACTGGACCCGGTTCAGGATCTTGGCCGGCGTGGTGTTGGCGGCTTCGGTCGCCAGCTCAACGAAGCCCGAGTCTAATGTGAAGCGATGCGCCCTCCGCATCCATATCTTGTGCTGGAGCACGGTTGCATCATAGAGCTTCCCGTATCTGCCGGGCGGACGCAGCACATGCGAGCCATGCCGCGTGTCGTTCAGCCATCCGGCAACCAATTCTGCTAATGTCGGTTCTTTTTCTTCGTTCATGCGAATCTCCGAGGGGAGAGAAGGACCGGGGACGTGCCCCGGCCCCGTGTTCAAGTTCAGCGCCGCCGGGGTTCCGTCCCCAGCAACTCGTCTGCCGCCATCCGGTTCCGGGCCATCTCGACCTTGCGCTCGATCTCTTCCTTGATCGTCGGATACCTTGGCTCGGTCTTTTGAACTTCGGCGATGGCCTTCTTGAGCAACGCCATTCCCCTGCCGGGCAGAGTGATCGGCTTTGGCTTCCACTCGGCGACCTTTTCTCGGATCCAGGCGGCAGCCTCTTTCGGCGATGCTTCTTCGCCGAGGTTGAGGCCGAGGTTGAGGAAGTTGGGCTCGAACAGAATGGAAGCCTGATGCATCGAGATATCGAAGAATCGGGCCGCTGCCACGACATAGTCTCTCTTGGCGTCCAAGTCGTAGTTCAGCTTCTTGAATCCCGGCTTCCATCTGCAATGGCCCAGGATGCAAGCGTCGAGGTATCCCATTCTGAATTCCTTGTCGGGGACTTTCTCGACGATGTCTGCGGCCTTCAAGAGCAACTTGGTCTTCATGACATTTCTCCTTGCGTCAGGCCCGGCAGGTGCCGGGTGCCGCCAGCATGGCAGCGTGGAACATGGAACGCTAGTTGAATTTTGCATCGAGCGGTCTGCCGTCCCTTAGATAGTCCAGCAGACTGCGGTAGCAGACACAGAGCGCATCGGTCAGATCGACGGTTAAGATCTGTAGATAGTCTACCTTCCATCCCGAGCCGGTATTCCAACATTCGGCCCAGATGTCGGTCGGCTGGTTGTTCTCATCCATTAGTTCCACCCGCCACGTCGGGAACTTCAGATTGGCGGGCGGTTGTTCTTGCATTCCCAGATAGGAAGTTTGACAGGTGAATAGCGTAGACTTGACTTGCGAATCTTCTGCTTCCGTCATGGGCTGACTCCTTCTACACGCCGCCCGGCAAATCGGGCAGCCTTATAGCATAGCACGCGGGTTGCAGGAAACCAGCTGAATATTACAGATCTTTGGACCGCTCAACGGCTGTGCAAGTAGATGCTTCCCAGTCCAAGTCCGAGAATTCCAGAGAAGACATAGGTGGTCCACGCATCGAGTTCCAGAAGATCGCCGCACACATAGCCGACAAGAAATCCACCCAGCGCTCCGATGAGCAAGACCTTTATCAGACCGGACATAATGGCTCCTCTAGCGAAAAGGGAGGGCAGCCTGAGCTGCCCTCCACCCGGTTCGGGCTAGTGCAGTTTCTTCGTCCGCTGCTTTTCCAACCACTCGGGTATCTGCGATGCCGGAAGCGGGTAGGGCAGCTTCGGGATCGCGGGCTGCGGGTTGAAGATGCTGAGGTGCATCCAGCGCCAGAAGCGTTCGCGGGTCAGGGCATAGTAGGGCGTGGCCTGATCGACGTGGACCCTGTACCGGATCTCGTAGCCGAGGGCTTCGAAGAATACCGGCGGAAAGGCGTCAAACCGGCCATTCACCGGGTTGGCGTTCGCGGCGGGGATGCCCAGCTTTTCCCGCGCCTTGGCGACTCTATCGACTCTCTTGTTCATTTTCTTTCTCCTATTCTTGTAGATGCGAAGCGATGAATACCGTCGTGTCGTCGGCATCCAAGCTGCCGTCGAGCAGCCAGTCGATTATCTCCGGGAGCTTCTCCTTGGCGTACTCTCGGTCAAGCTTGGCTTTCTGGGCGAATAGCTCCGAAGAGCATAGCCGCTCGAGAGCTTGTGCCTTGTCGATTTTCTTCTCGAGCAGTTCCCGAACGACTGTTCTGGCCAGTTCAAGGCGTTTCGTGATGCGTGTTGCCATTTCTTCTCCTACGGTGAATAGAACAAGCCCCTTGCCGGGGCACCTTAAACGTAGCATAATGCTACTGGATGACCACATGAGGTTTACATGAGCGCAGCACCTCCCCCAATCGGCGACAACGTTCCGGGGATGTATTCCCAGATCGGGTCTGCCTTCACTTCCATTCTGATGTCCGATGACATCGTGCCGGGCTCGTCGCCGTCCTACGAGACCTGCAAGAAAATCTACGAGTTTCACCCTCTGGGCGCGAAGATGGTGGAGAAGCCGGTCCGCATCGCCATGTCCCAGGAACGGGATCTGCTGGTCGCCGACGGTCCCGTTGACGAGTGCCAGAATGCCTTTGCCAAAGAATGGACGGCGCTGGGCTGCGACCGCAACATCTTTTCTTGCCGGGTGCAGAGCAAGGTCTACGGGATCTGCTCGCTGGCGGCGATGGTTAAGGACGAGCCCAATGAGACGGCGCTGGACATCGCGAATCTATGGAAGAAGGAGGTTCGGCTCCAGGTCTACGACCCTCTGAACACCGCCGGTTCCCTGGTCCTAAACCAGAACCCGCTGGCCTGGGACTTCCAGCACGCGCAGGAAATCACCGTGCAGGGATCTTCGTTCCACCGCTCGAAGGCGCGTGTGGTGCTCAACGAATTCCCGGTCTACATTTCCTACACGTCGTCGGCCTATGGATTCACCGGGCGCTCGGTCTACCAGCGGTCGCTCTATCCGCTGAAGTCGTTCATCCAGACCATGATCACGAACGACATGATCGCGGTCAAGGCCGGGACGATCATCGCCAAGTTCAAGCAGGCGGGCTCCATCATCACCAACGCCATGCTGGCGATGTTCAACCAGAAGCGTGCCGTCATCAAGCTGGCGCGCACCGGCAACGTCGTCAGCGTGGGCGTCGAGGAGAGCGTAGAATCGCTGGATCTCAAGAATATCAGCGAGCCGTTCGCGCTGGCGCGGAAGAATATTGTCGAGGATATCGCGGCAGGCGCACCGATGCCCGCCCAGATGCTGACGGATGAGAGCTTCGCGCAGGGATTCGCCGACGGCACCGAGGATGCTAAGGAACAGGGCCGCTACATCAACTCCGAGCGGAAGGCGATGCAGCCTCTGTATGACTTCCTCGATCCGATCGTGATGGCGCGGGCCTGGACTCCCGAGTGGTATGTCGGGATTCAGGCACGCTATCCCGACTTCAAGGACGTCGATTTCGACACCGCATTCATGAAATTCAAGAACAGCTTCCGAGCGACGTGGCCCGAGCTGATTCAGGAGCCGGAGTCCGATCGCATCCTGATTGCCGAGACGAAGCTCAAGGCGCTGATCGCTATCTTCCAGGTGTTCCTGCCGAAGCTCGACAATGACAATCTCGTCATCGTGGCGAAGTGGGTGGCGGACAACATCAACGAGATGAAGGAACTCTTCGGCAATCCGCTGAACCTGAATTACAAGACGCTGGAGAACTTCACGCAACCGGGACTGGACATCGAGGGCGAGACGCTGGACCCGGTGAAAAAGCAGCATCCCTGGTCCGCTGCTGACAGTGCCGAAAAGGCCATTGTCCAGCTCAGCAGTGCTGCTGAAAGCATCCGCCGGGCGCGCGAGGAGCGGAATGCCCGGCTCGAACGCCGGGACAGCAAGAAGTAGTCACTTCTCGGCAAGGCTGCTCCTCACCCACGAGCGAACATGCGGGCGGATCCTTTTCTCCTTCCAATCGGGGAAATTCCTGAGCAGTTTGAAGACCAGGAAGTTCTCTATTCGTCTGGTATGTTCCTTCGGAACAGGGTTTATCTGCGTCACCCGTTCATCGAGCGCGTCCCAGACGAGCGGGCCGATTTCCTCATAGTCGTCGCCGAGCGGGGTTTCAGATCCCATAGAGCGCACGAGTCTACACTCTCTGCAGACCTTGCGCAGGAAGAAATTGTGCGTTCCGCAGTGGTCGCACACCCATTGCTCGCCGTAGATCATTTAGAAGTCTCCTTCGCTTTTACCTCGTTGCAGACCTTCATGTGCCCAGCTTCTGCTTCTTCCCATGTCGCATAGCGCCACATTGATTGATTGTCGGGGCCGCCTAAGATCATGGTCTCAAAGAGGATGGGAGGCCCTTCGTCGGTGAAGTTGTGATCGATGCCAAGGAACACGGTTGAGACTAGAATGTCTTCGTGTTCCCAGTAACCGACGATGCGTTCACCGGTCTTGCGGGCATTCTCGAGCCATTTTCCCCACGTCAGACTGTTTTCTACCGGCATGGGGTTCTTGCCGACAAGGATGTAGAACATCAGACATCCTCCCAATAGGATTCGCGTGAACGAACGTATTCCTCGACGTGGAGAACATACCAGCAGTAGATCCGGGTGCGCTTCCACATCCACCAGTGCCAGTCGGCAACGTGCGCCGACTGGCCGCCTGTTCTCTTGACGAGCAAGAGTCACTTCTCGATGGTGATCAGGCCCTTGTCCGGGCCGCCCCAGCGGTAGTTGGGCTCCTCGTCGCTCGGGTCTACGCGGGTCTCCATCACCGCGAACCACTTGCCCTTGAGGTTGTCGGCGTTGTCCTGCGCTTCCTCCTTCGTGGGGAATCTCAGGGCGTTGCCCACCCATTCATCGCTCACGAGGACCATGGGGCGGTAGCTCTTAACGTCTGTCATTGCTTTCTCCTTCGCCGAATTGGCACGCCAAGCGTAGCCCGGCGGATTGCCGGATGCCAGCTGAAGTTTACACAGTCCTAGTCAATGTCGCTCGGCCATTTCGTTCCTTCAGGAACCTTGTAGGTTTCCATCGGTTCCCAGTACAGATAGGCGATGTCCGGCCATGCCTCGGCGATCTTCGTCCGTCTCATCTTGCGCAGGGACTTGACCCAGGACCACGCTTCTTGGTTGAAGACCTTCTCATGGAAGTCCGATTCCATGAAATGCTGGCAGAAGTCGATGACGCACGTGTCTACCGCCGGGCAGTCTGCCATCTGCTTGAGGCGCTCGACCTTTTTCTTGGATGGGTGTCCCATGCCCATGTTGCTGCGCGCGAAGATCGCGGACAGGATGTGAAGTTCCCGCAAAGAGATTCGGTTGCTCTTGCTGGCCATGGGTCACTCCGTGTCCGGCGACTTCTTGGATGGGCTTTCGGCTTCTGTTATTTCTTCTATGATGTTGTAGATCGCAGCCGTTTGACGGAACAGGGTTATTTCCTTCTCCAGGAATGCCTCGACGTAGACCTTGATCACCCGGACACGCAACCGCTGCTCGCCTTCATGGTCCGTCAGATCGCAGTCGCCGGCGGACTTTCGGAGGGATTCGGTGGTGTCTAGGAGCCTCTTCAGGTCATTGTAGGCGTCAGCTATAGATTCCATGAATATGTTCAAGGGCATTTCTTTCTGGAGGAACCCCGAGCAGAATTCTCGCATGGCTCTTACCAGCAGACGGAAGTCCTTGCTGATGTCTGGAATATCGGATTCGGTGTCTAAAGACATTGCATTGCTCCATTTAACGCCCCGCCACTTGGGGCACCTTATAGTGTGCCCGCCCGCGTGCCCGAACACAAGCAGAATTGTACAAGAGGGTTCCCATGTCGCAGAACGGCGCAGTCTATATTCTCCCCCGGAAGCCGATGGCAGCTCCCAAGACTTCTGTCTCCATCGGAGGAGAAGCGGTGGTCGTCGTGACCGGACCGATCCGCGGCGGCTACGTGCAGAACCCGTCTAACGCCGAGAGCAGTCTGTTCCTTGATTTCGTGAATACGCCGGGCTGCATCAACCGTAGATGCACGACTCTTGAGATCCGCCCCGGCGAGACCATCCAACTGCCGATTCTTCATGAGGGCGTGCAGGTGAAGGCCAATGCGATTTCTTCAAATCATCGCTTCACGGCTATTGTCTGGTAAGGGAGTCCCGACCATGATATTCATTGCAACACTCCTGATTGCCGTCACGACGGTTGACGGCGCAAAGGTTTATGTCAATCCCGCGTTCATCACGAAGCTCTATCCATCCAAAGAATCTGAAGGACTGTCCAACGAGCTTATCGTCAAGGGTGTACGCTGCATCGTGACCATGACCGACGGCAAGTTTCTTTCGGTGACCGAACCCTGTGACTATTTGCGGAAGCTGATCGAAGAATAGAGTCATTTCCATCGTCTGCCAAACCATGGAGGAAGCCATGCCGTTGACGGCCAAGGGTAATGAGATCCTTGCCAACATGAAAAAGGAATACGGTGCCGAGAAAGGAGAGAATGTGTTCTACGCCAGCAAGAAGGCGGGCACCATCACGGGAACCGATGCCGAGGCGCAAGACCGGAGTTCTGCCGGGCACAAGGCCGAAGCCGAGAAGCTCGGCAAGATGCTCGAAGACGAACGAGACCCTGCCAAGAGAAAGGAGCTTCAGGAGAAGATAAAATTCCACGAAGGAGAAGTGACGGTGGTCGGCGACGTTGCCGCAGATGCCACCTTGATGGACGCAGTAGCCCGTATCCGCGGCGATATGGCGTCCCATAAGAATGCGCTCGACAGCCTCACAGGGACGTTATACACTGTTAGCTCTCGTCTCAAGAGGCTCGAAAAGTGATCCAAGCTGCGGGCATTCTACTACTCAGCACCGAAGGGCGGGTGCTCCTCCTTCAACGATCTGAAGCGGGAGATCTGCCTGGAACGTGGTGCTTCCCAGGCGGGAAGCTGGAAATCGGCGAAGACTGCTGCTCCGCCGCTATTCGCGAAACAGAGGAAGAGACAGGGTGCAAGCTCCCCAAGACTCGTTGCGAGGAATGGGCGAGACGGATTGCGTGCGACAACGCAATCGACTCTGTCGACTTCACCACATTCATAGCGAGGGACGTCAAGGAATTCGTGCCGGTTCTAGACGCCGAGCATGTTGCGTTCTGCTGGGTGCCTCCCACCCA